TCCTGTACGACAGGCATGTTGTCACATTGAATGGATGAACACACCACTGACACAATGAATGGGATGTGTGTTGGAGTCATCGCTGTTGTTTACAAGAAATATAATAAAAAATATTCTAAATATGCAAATGACAAAAAATTGAAGCTGCTCCACATTTCTGCAAACGAAACAATTCTAAAATCCACTTTGCTTCATTTGTTCCAAATGATCGTCAATTTCTTTCAAAGTATTTTCAATATGTTCTTTTTGTCTTAACTGCTCTTGTTTACGTTTATTGATCTGCTCTTGCCATTTTTGTATTCTGCGTTGCTGTGCATCTGACTTCTTTTTCACATTTATTACCCCAATACGTCTTTGCATTCCGGTAAGTTTTGGTAAAACAAAATATCCCCACAATGCCATGACGATATTTACTGGTAAATTATTAAGATTAACTTCTCCATCTTTTATAGTGGGGTAATATTTATGTTCGAGGTCGTCATTATTATTTACATACCCACATTTGTACATAAAACTGAAAAAGTTTTTGTTTATTCTCTTCTTAACTTTACGTGATTTTTGTTGTAAAATTTTCATGATATCGGATTTAAATTCAAATGTCAATGGTATGTCTGGATTCATTCCTCTTACAAGTACCATATACATTGCAAATTTTATAACATCGGGAATATTATCTAATTGTCTTACACTAAAGTTATTCTTTCTAAATACTATGACATGCTCTTCATCTATCATCTCAACACTTAGTCCTTCACGTCTACGATATCCGAAATATTGAAGAAGTCTTATAACTTTAGAATATGCAGCAACCCTATCTGCGAATTCTAATGGATTCAATTTTAATAATAATTCAATTTTATGTTCCAAATCTAGTTCATCTGGTTCGTTATATTTTTCTCCATCAGGCATTTTTATAGTGTAAACTATTTTTTAAATCATTTTACAAAACTTCAAAACTAAATTGTTGTTGTATTTTCATCATTTGTTGTATTCACATGTTCATCACGGGAAGTTATAGATGTTGTATAACTTGTTGGAAGTATTGTGTTTACTGGAGCGGTTGGGAATGTTGTATTAATCGGTGTTTCTAATGCAGAAATTGTAGAAGGTTGAATGAATGGTGTGGATAAAACTGAGGACGGTTGTATAAACGGATTTCTTATTGTTGAGTTTGTATTAATATTATTACTTGTTTGGTTTGAAAATAATAAAGATTCGTTTCGTAATTGTGGAAACGGTTTAGGCTTCTTTTTGCATGTTCTTGTTACGCAAAGACTTATAAAAAATCCTAAAAGTAAACAAAGAAATGAAAGAAGAAGTGCATATCCGTTGTCCATGATTTGTTTTTTTATTTTCTTTATATGAGTCGCGCTGACTGTTTTACTCTGATTCATTAATAATTAATACATTTGTCTGGTCCAAAGTGTTTGTAAAATATATATTTCTGTGAAAGAAAAATCATTTTTAATTATATTCTGAGGGACTTGTAAGTATTTTTTGGATAAGTGCTTCACGATTATCATCATTGATTGAACGAACAATATCATCATTAATAAATGTTGAATTTGTCGGTGAAGGAATAGATATATTCATTTTACCATCTCTTATAGTTTCATAGTTTACTAAATCTTTATAAGAAACAGTATAAATGCAGTCCACAGGGCAACAATCGATTGCTTCTAAAATAATTTCTTCAGTATCACCACCCTGGTCGAATACTCGTGCTTTACCGTAATCCTCTTCCATGAAAAATGTATTACGTGCTATTTGTGCACAATACGTGCAACCAATGCATGAACTTTCATCTACATATGTAAACCTATGCATCAAGGGTTTACCATTTTCTGATAATTCTACATGCAAATGGGAAGAATCTTTTGTATTTGCCGAAAAAATGTTTGGAAAAGATTCAAATATTGAATCTTCTAAAAGTAAATTAGTGGCGAGAAGTGTTACAAATACTCGTGTATGCATTATTTTAATTAAAGATTAAAAGTAAATGTGGAATTCGGAAACACAACTGACGAAATTTAGAGCATTGTTACATTCAAAATGTAATTTTCCAAGTTTTGATTATCCAAGATATGATGATTTGCACAAGAATTTCGTAAAACAATGGGAATATGTAAAGAAAAAAGTATTCTTACCAGACTTTAATAACTCCAAACTAAAAGATATACTTCAAAGCATAGCAAGTCCTGAAAATAAAACCAAAAAGTTGTTTGAAAATGAATGGCATGAAGTGCTTTGTTATGTAATATTTATAGCAGCATTTTATGAAACCGAGTATAATGCATATTTTTCATACACTCTTTCATCACATAATCTCTACATCGCACAAAGAATGAGTAATGATTGTCTTTGGAATGTAGAAACAATAACCAGTATTATTAGAAAATATAAAGACTATAATATATCATTAGACAAAAAATTTTTGATAAAGGATTTTTTAACTACAGAAAATCCTCTTGAAGAGTTTTGGACAATTCGTGAATCATTTTTAAAGGTTATAATTACTGAAAATGAAGATCAGGAGAATGATAATGAATATAAAGATGTAGAACATGTTTTTGCAGTTCAAAAACTTGATAATGATAATTACCGTTTGATTGAAACAAATGTGAGATCCCATCAAGATCTCCGTCACACATTTTTCGAACAAAAGTCTTATGGTTTTCCTTACAGTTGGAACAAAAGTACAAGTACATTTTTAGAATGTGAAGAATTTATCTTCGATGTAGTAAAAAAATATAAAGATACTTTTCATATTACATTATTCATGGATTTTGTAATTAAATTATGATGTACGAGGTTTTTTATCCTTATGTTCATCTTTCACGACAGTGAACTTTTCTGTATTTGTGTTAATATATCTCTTTATAACATCCACACCACCGATGAATCTTACTTCATCTCTTAATTTGGGATTCAGTGTTGCGAGTGTAACGGATGCCAAATCAAAATCTGTCCTTGTTTTTTTCTTTGCCTGTACGTGCTCTAAAACCTTTTTACAAATATCCAGCAAATTTGTATCATCACTTTCTTCTTCACCGTTTTCTACATTATTATTAGATGGTTCTTCTTCCATACTTATATCATTTAACATAGCACTATTATCTGGATTTATTGTTTTTATTATATCCCAAGCATTATCCGTTCCTAGTTGATTATGTAAAAGAGGTACATTTGAAATTTTCGAAAAGATTTGTGATTTACTATTGTTCTTGTTTGTTTCAAACTTTGATTTTGCGTTTTCGTAAACGATATTTAAAGGTATATCAAAACTTGTGGTGAGCCAAGAAACTGTATTGTTTATATGTTCCATATTCTTAAACTGTTCAAACATTTTCTTCTTCTTCTTCTCTAATAGTACACACGTTTTTTGTAATGTTTTCGTTATTTCACCAAACTCCTCAAAATTTTCCTTGGTTTCTTTTACATAATTTTTGAAGAATAATTGAATCTTTTTTACATCTTCATCCTTTGCCGACTGATTGAAAAGTAATGACCTAAAACTATTGCATTGTTTCATAATATTAATATGTTGCTGGACACAAAGAATGACTTGCTCTTGTGTTAGTGAGTTTGTACTTGCTACTGGTGAATAAAGTGCGATGGGTGCAAGTGGTATTCCGGCTTCATCATTTACAAATTCAACGGTTGCATTATCAGGTCCAAGTGAATCGTCAATGCTTAATAAAATTGCCCCATTAAACTTTCCTTCTAATATTCCCACTTCACATTTCTTCTTAAATACATCAATATCAGTACTTTTCACTATTCTTTTTTTATTTTTTACCTCAATCGCAATCGTCCAACCATTGGAAGGAAAATTTCCATCTTCGGTAATTAATCTATCCAGGTAACCTTGTTCTTTATAGGGTGTTTTAGATGTATCAAAAACATGAAATCTAGCATTTTTCAGAGTATCTTCTACAACATATTCACCCGATTCACCTTTGGCCATTGGAGTATTCAGTTTTGAAATTTCATCTTTTAGCTTAGTTATTGTTTGATTTTTGTTTTCTTCTACATTAAGCAGTTTATCTTGTAACTCTTGTATTTTTGTTTGGTATTCATAAACTTTATTTTTCTTCTCTTTTAATTCTAGTACATCGTCTGCTGATCTTTCTTTACCTTCTTCATAACCTCTTTGATATCCCCTTTGTTCATATTCTTTGGAATTCAGTAGTTCTCTTGAATTCACACCAGATTCTTTCATCATATCGAATTCTACTCTTTTCCCTTCTAGTGAAATTTTTAAAGCAACCAATTGTTCTTGTAAATCTTCATTCTTTTTTCTTAAAGAAGAAATTTCATGTTCGTTTTTAGTTTTTTCAATCTTTCTAGCTTCTTCTAATATTTTTTCAATGGTTTGATTGACACCATCCATTTTAGACTCTGTTATTTTTTGATTTGTATTTTTGTACTCATTTAAGAATAATTCATGAAGTCTACCGGCGACAGTTATCAACAAACCTACATCTTTTGGTGAAAGTGTTTCAAATACTTTAGGAAGTACAAAATCTTTATTTACTGTAAAACTCACACTGGTCGTCATTTTGTTATTTTAACAATCAAACTTATAATCTGATTTGGTATAAAAATGTATTTTTTATAATAGGTATTGTGGAAAATATTTATAAAGTCATCCAATATTTTTATTATTTTTAGAATAGACAAAGAGACTTAACCATATATTATATATTCATCAAACACTTTTTGTTGGTGTAAAAATGATATGGTCTTATTTCATGAGGCTTAGAGGCACGATGCCACACACTAATCTTGATACCAGTATTGAAATAAAGTTTATAGAAAACGGAGTACTGAATAGAATAGATTTTATAAAGCCACATCATCTCATTGTGCCGGAAAATATGAAATTCTTATGTGTGATTGTTGATACGTCTATAGACCCCTGGGATGATGAAACTGTTTTGAAAGTGTTTCCAAGTATCCCCCGTGGAATTGGGGGATGTCGTGATAGATTACAATATTTACAAAACATAGATTTCAAAGCATATGAAAAAAATATTAATGCCGGAATGAAAGCTTATTGTATAAATTCTATAAAACAAAAATATACACAATCAGATTTGTATTATTGTCTCGAATGCACTGATAAGTGATATGGGAGACGAAAAGACCGATACAGCTACCAATACATTTGTTGTAGAATTTTACAAAATGTGGGAAACCATAAAGAATATGATAAATCTATACATGTTGACACTATTTGCAGATATACCAGAAATCCGATTCAACTTAGAATCGGATACTGCAATAATGCCAAAAAAAGGAACACCATATGCAGCAGCATATGATTTGTATTCTGATCAGAAAATTGTATTAAAGCCATTTTCATATTCTAAAATTGAAACAAATGTAAGTGTTGACATGAAAAAGAGTCAAATGATATATGGAAGAATAGCAGGAAGAAGTGGTCTTGCTTTAAAACAAGGAATACTAATAGGAGGTGGAGTTATTGATTCAGATTACTGTGGAACAATCGGTATTATTGCATTTAACATGTCTGAAAATGATGTAGAATTTGATAAGGGGCAACGGGTAGCACAGTTAATTTTTGAACGTAAAGCTCATGCAATTATTGTGAATGATTCATATATTTGTAATGAGAGAGGAAGTGATGGATTCGGTTCGACTGGTAAGGCAAATTAGTTAGTCTACCTTGCATATAGAGGTTTGATTATAAAAAGGTAAGCGTGAACTATTAGAAGCTAATATTTTCACTAGTTTCATATTTTCTTGTGAAATTTTAAAATAACATATTTATTGATTATGATGAACCTAAGGAGGTGCCTCTTCATCATCTTCTTTTTTCAAATTTTTAAGATTGTTGAGAGCAGCTTGTGGATTTTTTAATATACTTGGAGCCATTTTCAATAATTCTGGATCATCGATTCCCATATTTAGCATTGCTGTTTGTGGATCCTTTTTTATATTTTTAGAAGATGTATTACTATCTTTTTTACCTTTAATCTTTTCTCTTAATTTTTTCCTCAAATCTTCTCTGGAAGGTTTTTCGTCCATTCTTTATATTTGTATTAAAAAAATAAAAATACTTTTTAACGATAATAGTTTAGTCCTGCATTTTTTTATAAATATTTTTAGTGAGTTTGTAAAATTCTGTGCCTTTTCTGATTGGAACTGGCCAATAACCCAATTTTTCAGAAGCTTCGGAACAGGCTTGGTTCCAACCTTTTGGTCCATATGTTTCAAGATTCTCCCAAAGTTCTTTTCCCAGAGCATGTTTTTTGGCCGATACAATTTTACCTTTTTCATTTTTCATTAATTGTTCTTTTTTCAAAACTGGGTAATTGCTACCAGGTGAATTGAAATTTCTTCTTCTTTGCCCTTTGACTGTTTTTGGGTGTGGCATTTTTACTACTACTTTTAAAAAAAAAAATAACCCATAAAAATTTTACTATAAATTGTATTTAAAACTGAGTAATCAAGCATAAACTACAATTTATTCAGGTATATTTTTTTAGCTTATAAAAGTCTCTGACATGCATATGCAATATTCCCTGTTGATTACTTCCCACAATTTTTTCGTCAATTATCATACCACCCCAACGACATTTTTTACCCTTTGATTTTAATCTTGATGCACTTTTATCAAATTCCAATAAATATTTTGATTCTGTACCAAGGAGTAGCTGATTTAAATCAGAACATTTGTATTTTTCCACAAGTATGTCTATGAATATATTTTTGCATTCTTCTGCACTTATATTCTTTTTTTTAAACATTTTTACTGCTTGCTTCGCAAGTATACCAATCATTCTTTTTTTCTTCCAATAATCAACTTTCTGATGTGATTTATCGGATTTTACACCGACGAATTCAAATGCTTCTTTTGTCAAAGAACCAATCGTCCCATCGATGGTAAAATGTTTCTTTAAATCATCATCTACAAGTTGAGATTGAAATGCGTGTTCAGAAGATGGATATGTCATTCCTTTATATACAATTTTTGTTTCATAAAAGTTTGAAAACTTATAATATGGATATTTTGCAGAACTATTAAATGAAACAACATTTTCATGACTCATTTGCATACCATCGTGACATTCCATTCGATTGTGATGTGGATCAAAGTTGTTTGCTTCTAAGTTGTCAATATTTTAGAGGTGTGATGCTTACACGATACCAACGCCGGAAGACGTTATCAACAGAAGATTCACTATTGTTGGACTTGATGCCACGGGAGGTTTTGGTTCATATATTAAAACTAATGGATGATCCAAACGATATACTTAAAATGAAAAATGTATCAAAATACTTTTCAGATGATATATATTCATATCCAATATCTTTGACAGCCATGCAAATGAGAGTGCGGAGTAAAAACAAAGATTTCAAGACGTTGATTCATATGGAGAAAGGATGGAATGGTATATTACTCAAAGCATTTTCAGAAATGCCAGAATTGTATGATCATGATGATATTCTTGTACACAGAACTAGTCCATTTTCGTCACATCTTATTGGAAGATTTCATCATGGAAATATGAAAAATAAGACGATTTCCAGACTTCATGGAATTTTGCGCGTACCTCACAAAAGAACTCTTTATAAAAATGACTATTTGGGAAAAATGTTTGTTGCTGGTCAAAATGGCGTGATTGTACGAAAAAATAAATCAAAAAAGCTGTACAAGTTTGGAAAATATATTCGACTTTATAGGAATGATATTTTAGAGATATCTCCCGACACGGGTATACTTTATAAAGTGGATTATTTTCCAAAGAATCCATTATGTATTTGTGGTATGTATTACAATTTATAAATAATGATTGTCTAGCATTTTTTACAATTAAAATGTACACATTTTACAGTCTACGAAAAAAAAACAATCAATATATGTGTGAGGGTAAAGGTATTTGGAAACATGCTGGGTTTGTGCAAAAGGACAAGGAAAGGAAATGGTGGGAAGGGAATTTTTAGTTTTACTATATTGAGCTCACACGTCATTCATGCCATGTTATAGAGCGTAGCGGGCCTGTACGCTCAACATACCCCGGGCTAGAGGGTTTACACTTCCTTCACGAAAATGAAAAACCAAATGACGCCATAAAAAGTAAAACAATATATTATGCGTATATCTTGGATATACTTCGGCCCGCTTTAATCTGCGCACACAATTAGAAACTTTATTATATGAATCTTTTATTTATTTATAAAATGAACGTACTACTGATTATACTCAACATATTCTAGAATGGCATTCTCCTTTCTTTTTCTTAAATAAGAAAGTGTAATTTTTAAAGCGATAAAAAGCATCATAACACTCAGTATGAATGTATGTACCGATAATATCTCATTATTGTTTATATTACCGATTACACTTGTAACATTCAAATTTTTAGAGAAAATGTATGTTTCCACCGCGAAAAATGAAGATAATGTTATGAGGATAAAATTAATAAAACAGACGTTTACACGCTTCATATTTTTAAAATGAACTAATTTTTTCTATGACTTTTGAACACAATGCGTTATTTAAACAAAAGAATAAGGGTCCGATACGGGATCATTTTTTAGTTTATTATGAAATGTGTTAATAGTATCTTGTGTGAGGACTTCTTGCATCACTGGTAAATTAGAAAGTTTACCACTTTGATCACAAAGTTTGTAAATATTTTCCATATCACCGATTGCCATTGCAATATCACTAGGTTGAACCTTGAAATTACCAGTTTCATACTCGGTAGTATAATATTTATGAATTGTAAGCATGATTGGACAATTATTTTTGCGGATAGCATCGAAATGGGATAATTTTTTCTGACCAACAATATTCTTATCAAGGTTCAATCTTGCAGCACTTGTAACACCACTTGAACAACTTCTGTATCTTGGTACTGGTTCACACTCATCATAAGGATACGCATCAAATATAAAGTCTCGCGGTGTATTCGTTAACGGTTGTTCTCTTTGAAAGCTCATCACTAAAAATGTATTACATGTTGCACCCATTTCTTTGAATCCCAATTGCACTGGATTTGCAGTATATTGGTCAGAATTATCTTCTTTATGTTGATGCATACCAATTCCATATTTTGTTGGTACAGCTTCAAACCAATGATTATTGATTGTACCATCTACTTCAAGAGAATGTCCATATAATTTATTGATTCCTGTAGCGTCACATTGTCCATAAATACCAGTTGGTGTTCCTGTAATAATAACATTGCATGGATTATTATCATCAAATGTTTGATAAGAATAGTGTGATGGTACAATTAATTTCTTGCTTCCCTTTTTAAGTGGTACAAACGTTGACTGTACGCGTACTACCACTTTTTCATCTTTAGACACTTTTGTATCTATTTTAGAATATCCATTATAACCAATATATTGTTGAGGATTTTCGAGAATATATTGTGCAGTTACTGTATTTCCATTCTTGTCTGTAAATAATATATTAGATGCGCTTGTTACACCCAGTGTTTCATTTAGATTTTCTGGTTTTAGAAATGGAAGAAATTCACCATCTTTTGACTCCACTCTTGTATCAGTTATACATGAACCAATAGACGTTACCATATTCGGATAGTTTAAACTATTTTTAGACACTGCACGCTTACCGTCGTTCCATGCAACTTGTCCTGGTTGATAATTCAAACAAGATCCACCTAGATTCTTGATATCTTTTCTCATCTCATCAATCAATGTCATCGTCGTTGTATCAGTCATCTTTGTTTTTGGATCCTCTGTTTGTTTGATCCCCGTGAGTAAAAAAGTTTACGATACTTATATTCAATCTTAATAAAAAATACCGAGTGTAAGCATGGGAGCAATGAATGTCCAATAAGGAAGATCTATTCCTGGTCTTTTAAAAAGTTTTGGGTATTTATGATGATGTTTGTGATAAGATTCGCCAAATATATTGGACAAAATATCAGAGGGTATATCTTTTGCCTTGCAGTTTTCATCAGTATCATCGTTTCCTGTGTGGAATTCCACATTGAAATAAAGTGTTAATAATTGACACAATATAGAACTCCACATTGATACAAATATCATTGCACCAAGTCCATAATAATGATAAAATATGTAATGAATATTATATACTGGGAACCATGGAATAGTTTCTAAAATATATAATTCAGGGTATTTGGAATAGTCATTGATATAATCGAACTCCGTTCCCACACCTAATGGCCCTTCCAAATAAATCCAACCAATCCAAGCATAAAATTTATTATATGCTTGTGGAGAGTGTGGATCCTTTGGTGTATCACAGAATTTGTGGTGTCTTCTATGTTTACTTGCCCACCAAAGTGGTGATCCTTGGGAAGCAAGACAACCTAAACAGGAAAGACAAAATTGGGTAAAACGATTGCATCTAAAAGCTTTATGTGCAAAATATCGATGTAAACACATGCTCATACAATAACACTCTTTCATCATGTATAAAGTAATACATGGTAATAAAAATTTCCAAGTAAACAAACTTTTATAATAAAAGCTCAAGCCGATTGTCAAAGGAAGTTCCAAGTAAGAAATACTTGATATTATAAGTATTGAAACCATATTGAACTTTGTTAATACAATTTAATTAAAACTAAACATTTTGAATCATACTGAAGGAAAAAGTTTTCAAATATTTTATTCATACATTATTTACACATCACTCTCTATGATTATAAAATATACGATTTGGTAAAAAGCTGCCAATCATTTTAGCGATAACTTTTGACCTGTGTTTTCCATATTTGCAAACAACAATAATGTCTTTTCCAGTAAGAATAGCATTCTTCCCTTTTATTATTAAATTATTAACCTTTTCTTTGCTATTTTTCAACAATATTCTTTGAGTTTGTTTAATTGCTTCTTTTTCTTCTAGATGTCTTACTTTATTATATGGATTGGGAAGTTTGTCTGCGTAAATAATAAGTGTTTTCACGTTAACACGTGAGCAAGGCCCATTACACTTGGCATGTAACCCTGCTGTTTGAATCATGATTTTAGATTTGGATTCAGATGGCATCATTGCTGGCATCGATGTATTTGTCTTTACCATCTTTCGTAAAGTCGTTTCTGCTTGTTTTGTATATGTTTGATCCACGTGGGTGACATGTTTGTACAAAATGCACAAAGATTATTTTGCGCAAGTGCTCCTTCTTTTTTGCCAATATGTTTTGGATAAGAACTAGGATTCTTTGCCCAGCGTGATTTTCTCGGAGCACAGTTACACATTTCACTGGCATTGTACCCACTTCTTAGATTAGGGTGACATGCTAATGTGCCATTTATATTTAGATCAATGATCTCAACTGCATTTGTACCACATGGTTGATCATTTTGGTGAGTATACTGAATAGTATCAAAACCCAATTTCTTGTAATATTTCAATTCATTTTCAGGTAAAAAAATGTGTCTATACAAAATTTTAGTTTTTCCAGTATACATGAATACACCTGAACCTGGTGTAATATATGCCCAAAAAGCATTCTTTTCATGCCTATCTGTATTCAATCCACCACAGTGAGTTATTTCAATCCATTCATTAGATTTTGCTCCCTTTAAAGGAATGTACTCGAAAAAGGAATCTGCTGGATCATATAATACATGTGACCTTCCGTAAAAATATCTTCTTGAATGACAATTTGTTTTATTTTCATAACTAATTATAGATATATTTGGAATATTTAGGACATTTTCTTGATAATGTATCATCTTATATTTAACATGGATTTAAAATAAAACGAAACAAACGCTTTGAAAATTCTTATAGTATTTTCCTGTATTCTCAGAGTCTTAGAGTTTTCTTGACAAAAGGAATGATATCATAGTTGACTTACGATGCAACAAGGCACACCCTTCCGATGGAGCCTTGTTCAGGTGTGGCAACGTTCGATGGTCTCATCTTGTATGAAAATTGTGATACTAATAATTTCACGAATACTTACAAAATAAAAAATGTTTTGTGACTTTAATATTGAACTTACAGAGATAATTTGTATGCATTTGGACATAGAATCGTTAACGAACTTTATAAAAACATGCAAATATACTTCAAACTGTCTTATAGATACATTCTTTAAAAAATATTGTTATACACTGTATGACAATATCTTTTGGAAGAATGCTTTAAAAAGATCTAGAATACATCATTCTCAATCATGGAAATCGGAATTGTATAAAATTGAAAACTTCCAAAAAATTGTTGTAGAAATTGAGGGACGACGATGGCATAATTACGACTTTTACAAACATTGGACACGTAATGATCGCAAAAAATAATGTAAAGCTTGCACGTGTACATATGATCTGTGTTTGATCCGTAAGCAAAGAAGATTATGGCATCAACGACGGTACCCTCTGTTGAGACTCCAAAATCTACAATCGAAAAGTGGGAGGAGATTAAAGACATTTTTTCGACTGTCAAATCTGAAATACTTTCTAATCCTGATCTTTACAAAATGAATCCACATATAAATTCTTGGAAACTGTCATGGAATAAGAGAAAGGGTGCACTTGGTCTTTGCAAGTACTCTGAAAAAACGATTGAAATATCGGCATATATGATTTGGGGCAACGCTTCTAAAGAAGTTCTTAACAATACAATTCGTCATGAATTCGCACATGCACTTACACCGGGTCATCATCATGATAAAGTATGGAAATATGTTGCTGTAAAACTCGGATGTGATGGTCAGCGTTGCTCTTCAGATAATACTCTCATCAAAGCTGCGCCAAGAAGGTATGAAATAAAATGCAAGCAATATGGGGAATCACATTTTTCTATGAAACGACATAATCGTCCAGGAATCCAGAAAATGAATAAATGGTGTTGTCCAAATTGTAAGGGAAAGCTTGAAATATTTTGCAAGTAAAATAAAATGAATATTTCTAATGTTAATATATCTAATCTTATTGTAAATGGTTTTGACACACAAGAAAATGAAGCTCGTAATTTGGTGTTTATTAGTAAATCGGTATCATCAGTGCAAACAGGTTATTGTAGTGGTATTCTATTCGCATCCATGTTTGTTTTAACAGCAAAACATTGTATTGATGATAGTGATCATATATTTCGGTCATCGAGCTATGTGATGTGTGATACGTATTTTTTGGGTTTTTGTACTAGTGGTTGGTATAATCCCGTACCCAAATTTTATTTGTGTGGACAAGTAAGCGGCCATACTAACCCATATTACGCTGATGTGAATCACATTTATTTATTCAAAACTGGTAACAACAATGGTGTACCCGTAACCTCTATGAGTAATACTAATTATTTCAAGGATATTGCTCTTGTAAAACTACTTTCTACACCTCCTGGATGTAGTACACCTTCAAATTTAATGTCGTCACAATTGAGTACTACTTCAGCCGCGAGATATTATGGATATGGGTCAACCAATTATCCACATTTATCTGCTTCTGGATTGGGTACGCTTCGCAATACGTCCGCGATATGGCATAATTCTAATCCTAATAATTTAAACTCTGGATGGTATATACAATCCATCGGTCCTTGGAGTGATAGTGGAAGACAACCTATTGTATTTTATGAAGGTGGTTCTCATTATGTGAATGATATAGTCCCATATATGGGTATTTCTGGAGGAGATTCAGGTGGACCAATAGTTGATGGAAATAATGTATATGATGTATATGGTGTGACTTCTTTTAGCACTTTTAACACTAATACCCAACAAACATTATCATACTCTGTAGATATAACAACAAATGAAATTCAATACTGGATGAGAAGTGTATTGGGAATACCACATCCCCCACCCCCATCACCACCCTCACCACCCTCACCTCCACCACCTCCACCACCTCCACCATGTGGCATGTATTATATGGGAAATGTGCCTGCAATAGAATGCGAAATTGGTTCAAACATAGCGTCGATTGATATTTCATGTCCTTGTGTTGCATGGTCAGAAGATCCTACATGTAATCAACGCTATTATACAAATGCTTTTCAGGGTACGAGCTATCCATGCATACAAACGAATACTCACATGTTTATTGATTCAGGCCATTCTGTAGAGGAGTATCAAATATGTAGCATGGGTTTTACTGCATGTGTAGTATATCCTCCACCCCCACCTCCACCTCCACCTCCACCTCCACCTCCAGTTTCATCATTTCCATCTCCTCTACCATCACCTCCACCACCTCCACCATTTCCATCCCCTCCTGAACCTTCACCACCGCCACCACCTTTGCCATTACAACCACCACCGTCACTACCACCACCACAGCTACCACCACCACCACCACCAGTTCCATTTTCTCCAGAGCCTTCACCACCACCACCACCAAAACTATTTGATAAACCATCACTACCACCATCACTACCACCATCACCATCACCATCACTACCACCATCATTACCACCATCATTACTACCACCATCATCACCATCATCACTACCA